ATGGCACTCATCAACAACCGCAACGTGAAACAGTGGCTTGTACCGTCTCCTAGCGATTGTCTGGATCGACGCAATCTGAATCTGAGCATTGGGATTCGTTCGCCAATGATCGGACTGGATGACCCCGCAAGATATCCCTGCTCGGTCGAATTCCTCCAGAGCCTGATCGACTAACTTAACCCGATCACAGATCAAGATCCCCAGCTTGCCGTTCTTCGCAGTGTTCTTCAGGATCTCCATCGCAACCCTAGTCTTTCCGAATGAACAAGGGGCTGCTAGGACTAACCTAGAATTCCCTTTGCGGATCGAATGCTTGAGCATCGTTATTGCCCGTTCTTGATGAGGTCTTAGCACCTTATCCCCTTGGGCGGCTTATGCCGCCGCCTTATTTACTTTGACGTTGACCAGAACGCGGTGATGCAGACACTGGATGTTGTAACCGCCAGCCCAAATGACTTTGATGCTTACCTCATGACCGTCGATGATCCATAAGCCAGTGAAGTCTTGCCCGTATATGACTTTAAAGTTATCAACGTCAATTTTAGTGATGCCGTACTTTTCCATTCTGCGAACGATGCGATCATTGCGAGCGTGATGCGTTTTTTTAAGCGACTTGATGGCTCGGACAATATGCTCATCGTGACCCCAGCCATAATCATCTTTGAAAGATTCAGAAAATAATGTTCTGTTCTGTTTGCAAGCCATCCTATATTCGTAGCTTTCTATCCCATGAGAATGGAAAGCGCGGGAAATTTCTTGCTTCAGCTCATAATAAGCATTTCTCTGACGTTCAATTACTTCTGGCAACTTATCTAAAGACTGTGCGTCTGACTCTGCGAATGCTGCTTCAATTTGCTGTAGTAACTTCATTTGTGCTTCCTCCTAGTTCGTGATGATTGCTGATAGTTTTTCAATTAAGGATTTGCGATCAAAAGCAGTTGCTACTTTTGCGCCGTCTTTTAAGGAATCAACCGCGACCCAAGTGGTGCCAAGCTGGCGAACCGCGATATGCTCGGAACCTTTTACAGTCCATCCCGCCGTGGTAGTGCCTAATCCGTTACCGTGGAAAATTGGGTTGCTTGCTTTTTTAAGTTGTACCATCTGTGTTTCCTCGTTTGCGTTGTTGTTGATACCCATTCTAATGATCACAACATCTAAGTCAACACTTTTGTTTACTGTTTACAGGATTATTTTTAGGTGGATTGGAACCAGTCCCAAAATGGGATCAATTGATTCTGCTTCAACCGATATGAAACACCCTTGCCAAGATCAACCAGATTCTCTGGCCTGTAAATCATTTCAGAACTAGCAACTCCGCGAATAGTCAATACTGGGATGGCCCCAGTGACTAGGATGTAAAAATCAGACTCAGACTTTTGGTAGTCTGGGATCAGCAAACTATTTCTATCTGGGATGCTGCTTTTGACATTGATCTTCATGCCTTTATAGGTCAGATCAAAAGGTGAATATCTCGAATCAAGATCTGGGTAAATGTTTAGTGCTTTTGCAACCGCCAACTCAGCAGTCAAGCCTTGTACCATAATATCAAGATGAGATCGGTCGTCTCGTTTCAGTTCGCGGTATTCGTTCTTCTTAGACAATTCTCGTTTCTGGTTTGCGATATATCGACCAATCCGAACTTCTTCTTCTGTAAGTGTTATTTCCATAGCTTCCTCCAAAGCGTTTATTTTAGGCACAGTCCAGCTTTTTCCCTTTGCAAGCCACAACCATACAGATCGTTAATCTGGTTAGGTCTGATGTGACTACACCCTTCGGTGCGGTACTCATATCCTTTCGGTTTCCTATCTAGGCGCTACCCTAGACAACCCACTTGGGCCTTTGCGTTTGGGACGTAATTCGGGTCAAGCTGGCAGACCTAAAAAATGATTACGCATTACTGCTATTTGGAAAGGACGCACAGTTTAGCGCCACTGTCCATCATAGGGTTGCGTATCAATTCACATCAGATTGCTTATATGGTAGGATTTAAACCGTGTCGGTTGTGACTCGATTCTTCGCCTTGTTGCAATCGGACATTAAAGGGACTCGCAATCCCGCCGACACATTCACTATATTCTAGTTCTTAGATTCAATCAACCTGTTTAGATACCACTGAGCTTTTAACAGGTCTTCCTTCGCGTTGTGCTTGTACCTGTGCCTGTGTAGGTACTTGATCGTGTTCCCCAGACAGTACGCCCCAAACTCGTCTCCTAGCTGCTGCTGGATGTAGTCGATGCACTCGATTCCTGTGGCGTTGTAATGCTTTGGTCGGTTTACGGAATCCCATTCTTCAGGTGTCGGATCTTTTCGCATATTCCACTATCCTCCGTATTTGGTTTCTGTCTATCGGATTTCCGTTTCGGTTTAAAACGCCTTCGTCGGCGTAATGGCTTGCAATCTTATACATACTCATCTTAGATCCCCGCATCTTCAAAACGCCTTTGATGACTTTCTGTTCATAGTCATTCTTATGGACTTTGCCGTCTTGATCGTACCAATACCCAAACCGAGGTTTACCACCGCCACACAGACCTTTAGCTCTACGTTTCCTTAGACCTTCCTTGACTAAAGCCGAAGTCGTTAAATTCGCGCTGTGGACTTTAGAATGACACGGAGCGCATAAATCAACCGTCTTCGTTCCTCCCAATACTCTTGGAACGACATGATGCGCGTGATCTGCGGTTATTCCGCATTCAAAGCAAACGTGATCTTTGGTTCTTAATTTGGGCATTAAACTCAGCAATCATGTCACGGTAGTCTCGTGCGTAGAGTTTAATAGGTTTATTGGAGTCTGCAAGCATCTGATCAACCTGAGATTTTCCGAATTTGTCAATCATGAACATCGTATAGTTCTGAGCTGCGACCCCGTGTTTCATTCCAAATAGGTTACAACCGACACATTGCGGCCAGACGTTTCTTTTATCCAATGAAAAGTAACTAGACTTACCCTTGGGCAACCAGTGACCACCGTGAACTTCTGTGTAGTGTTTAACGACTCCGCACGTCACACACTCACAATAACCGTTGTCGTCTGCTTCCTCCAATCGTCGGAGTAACTGAAATGCCTTTAACGTCTTAGCCCTGAGCGTCTCTGCCACGCATAAACTCGCTGTCTGCTGGATTGGCTAATTGTACTCCTTTATCTAATCCCCAGTGAAAAACCTTCTCCATGAACTCGTGCATCTCACCTTTAGAAAGACTAGACGTTGATCGGAGTTGGTTCTCAATAACCGTACTGCCGACATGGATATCTTCAGTCCCCAAGAACTCGTTTTTCATAAGCTTCTTGACCATCTCAGGTGTCACGCTGATCTTTGAGCTAAAATACTCCGACATCTGACCGCACCACATATGAAACAGAGCATTCTGGCTCAGGCTCCTAACCGTGGAATACGCCTCAAACTTCCAAGCTATAGGACGGCTAAAATCCATCTCATTCAGTCTGTCATGAAAGTTCTTGATAACGTCAGGAATATCCCGACGATGATTGATCAACCAGAATTCACCTCGCATTGAGTTTATCTTTGAACATTTGCCAAAGATCCTCGATGATCATTCTTACCTCAAACCACAACCGCTTTAAGCTATTCACTGGCTAACCTCAAGAAGTCATACACATCTATTTTCAGATGCTTGCAAACCTTCACCACCAAACTTAACTTTGCGTCTTCCCGATACCGCCATTGAGACACTTGTTGTTTGGTGATCCCCATGTCGGAAGCCAGCTCCGAAGAACTGACCCCCAACTTGACCTGTGCTAATCTCAGGCTTTTGCCAAAATCAAAACGGCAAGTCATCTTCAAGACTCGCTGAAGTTGGCGCACTGTAAACATCTTGGATCTTACCTGTCATGACAGGCTGATTACCCGCTGCACCATCACGTTTCCACAAAGCGATGTCGATTGTTTCGCCTTCCTTAATGTTTCGGTGAGCAACTACCTTTCCGCTAAGGATTGGCCCACTGCCGCCTTTGTCACTTTTCCACAGTGACACTTTTCCTCGATTGTCATACTCCATACATACTTCCTATTTTTCCAAAGTTTAAGGTTAAATCTTCCAGAAGTTTTTCAACTGCCGCTGAAAGTCCAGCAATAAAATCATCATCACGTTT